GATCAGCGCATGGATGACGACGATGATGATGACTGGGAGCGCGACGATGACGCCGCGCGGTGGTCGCCTTCCAGGTCGGACACGATTGAAGCGCTCTTAGCCGCCATGAACGTCAAGGTCACGGAGTGGCAGCGCGACGTAATGGACTGGCTTTTCAACGACGCACCATAATGCGGGTCATACGCCCGCTTATGTGCTCGGTCGTTAGTCTTGGGTATGGACCTAGCCAAAGCCCAGCAGCGCTACGAGGCCGCGCGGGATCACCTGAACGCCATCATCGATGAACTGTGCCCTGGCCAGCATCGACTGGTTCAACACCGAGATGGCGGGCCACCGTATTGCCCCGCGTGTGGGCGTGATCAGCTTGGCAATGTGAGGCGACCGGACCTGTACTACGACGGACCAGCCGACGCACCGTAATGCGGGTTACCGGTGTGGCCTCGTCCTCTGTGGTCGTACCGTGAGGTGACACCTCCCCTTACCGGGGGCGGGGCCGGGGCCCGTGAGGGGCACGCGCGGGGTTGCATCTGCCAAGACACCCGCCCCGGCCCCGCCCTTGTGTGGTGGGGGTGGCCCGCGACCAACGAGCCACCGTCAGTCTGAGCGTGAAGAACGTGAATGGACGGTTCACTCACGACCGGGGCGGCCGCCGGTCGTCCGAGTCCGCCCAGACGATGAGGACGGCGAGGCTCACCACGAGGATGACCGCCCACTGTAGAAGCTCCATCCTCAGAGTCTGACTGGTCGACCAGTCAGCGGGCCTACCCTTGTCCTCATGGGACGCACCGCCACCCCTCAGGGTCGCCCGGTCAACGGGCCCAACGTCGCCGCCTACGACGCGGCGGTGTTCGAGGCGTACGGCCGCACCTGCCACCTGTGCGGGCGGCCCGGGGCCGACACCGTCGACCACCTCACCCCGACCTCGGTGGACCCGTCGAGGCGGTGGGAGGTCGGCAACGGCCGGCCGGCCCACCGGTCGTGCAACTCCGAGCGGGGTGCCGGCCCGGTGCCCTCGACGTGGCGGGCCGACTCGTGGTGAGCGGTAACCGCGAGGAGCTCGCGAGGCTCGTGGGGCGGTTGAGCCACGAGGTGAACGAGGCGACCCGCCTCAGGGACCGCCTCCCGCTCGTGCGGGCCTACCTCGCCGCCGTGGCCCGCCTGGAGGCCCTCGACGAGTCGGCCCGGGCCGAGGCACGGCGGGTGGCCCGTTCGGCCGCGAGCGTGGATTCTGGGCCGCCCCCTGGGGCCGTCGATGAGCTCCTCGACCGGCGGCGACGCCGTGCCCGGCACGGTTGAGCTCCTCGGCTCGCAACGGGCCACCACGAGAGTCCTCCCCTCGGGGCGGGTCGACCGTGACGCCCTGGTCCTCGCCGACGCCCTCTCGTTCCCCCTCGACCCGTGGCAGGGCGAGGTCGTCACCGAGGCGGCCCGCACCCGGGGTTCCAAGTGGTCGGCGTTCGAGGTGTGCGCCATCGTGCCCCGGCAGAACGGCAAGAGCTACCTCGTCGTCATCCGGGCCCTCGCCGGCATCCTCCTCTGGGGCGAGCAGTTGGTCATCTACTCGGCCCACGAGTACCGCACCGCCCAGGAGACGTGGCGTCTCATGCGCGACGTGTGCGAGTCCGACGCGATGGCCCGCCACGTCCGTCGCATCAGGACGATGGCCGGCGGCGAGGTGATCGAGTTCCACAACGGGGCCCGGTTCAAAATGATGGCCCGCACCCGCACCTCGGGCCGTGGTTTCTCGCCCGACTGCATCCTCCTCGACGAGGCGTTCGCCCTCTCGGCCGACGTTATGGCCGCCCTCATTCCCTCGGTGGCGGCCCGGCCTAACCCTCAGGTGTGGTACCTCTCCTCGGCCGGCACGTACGAATCTGAGGTACTCCTCGGCCTGCGTCGCCGTGGCCACAGTGGACGGGCCGATCGGATGGCGTACTGGGAGTGGCACGCCGACGAGACGGTCGACCACCGCGACCCGCGCATCCACGCCGCGACCAACCCCGCCTATGGCCGTCGGTTGTTCGCTGACGGGGTCGAGCGGGAGTTGGTCTCGATGAGCCGACGCTCGTTCATGCGGGAGCGACTCGGCGTGTGGTCGGAGACGGCGGCCGAGACGGTGCTCGACGAGGAGGCGGTGAACCGGCTCACCGTGCCGGTGCCACCCCCGCCCACCGACGGCCGGCCGATCGGGTGGGGAGTGGACGCGGCGTGGGATCGCTCGGGGGCCGCCCTGTGTGCGGCCTACCACGGCGACGACGGTCGGGCCGTCCTGGTACCCGTCGACGCCCGCCCGGGGGCCGGGTGGCTCCCGGACCGCCTCGGTGAGATCTCGTCCGCCTACGAGCCAAGGGGGGTGGCCTACGACGCCCGGGGCAACATCCTCGACCTGATGGAGCGGGCCGCCCGTGACCACGACGTCGAGCTCCTCCCGATGAAGTACGGGGACTATCCCTCGGCCTGCGCCAACCTCGCCCAGCGGGTGGCCGAGGGCACCGTCACGTTCGCGGCCGTGCCGGCCCTCGTCGCCGACGCCGTGGCGGCCACCTCGGCCCCGACCGGCTCGGGCTGGGTGTGGTCGAGGAAGACGGCCACCCCGCCCACCCAACTCATCGCCGCCACGGCCGCCCTCTGGTCGCTCGAACACGACGACGGGGCCGGGGTCGCCGTCTACTAGGGAGGGTCACGATGGGACTCAGACAACTCATGCGACGAGCGAGCGGGCCGATGGTCCCGCCCGACCCCCGCGTCCTCTCGACGGTGTTCCGTGACACGACCACGGGCAAGGTCGGGCCCGGTGGCGGGTACACCTGGGGTGCCGGACCCAAGTCGTTCGTCGGTAGCAACAAGGGCCTCGACACACAGACTGTCATCGGTGGGCCCGGCGACTTCCCCGTCGGCGGGATACCGTCCACTCCGGACAACGGATTCCCCCACGCCACCCGGTGGCCGGGGTGGCCCGGCGGGTGGCAACCACCGTTCTTCGAGGCGGGTACCCTCTCGGCCGGTGGGGGACCGCAACCGTTCATGGGCGGTGCCTCCCTCGCCGGTCGGGTGTCCACTGTGTTCGCCTGCACCGACCTCATTTCGCGGTCACTGGCCACCATGGGACTCAAGGTGACCCAGGGCGGCGTACCCATCGCCCCGCCACCGTGGGTGGAGAACCCCGAGCCGGAGATCTATACGTCGCTTGTGGACGCGATGCAGTGTGCGGTCAACTCGCTCCTGCACCGGGGCGAGACGTTCATCGTCCCCACCGCCCGGTACGCCGACGGCACTGTGGCCCGGTGGGTCGTCCTCAACCCGGACTATGTCGAGGTCGAGGCGGGCGTCGGGGGCCTGCCCCTGTACTCGGTGGGGGGCCTCGACATCGCCCGGGAGGACATCCTCCACGTGAAGTACCAGACGTGGCCCGGCACGGTGCGCGGGGTCGGTCCGATGGAGGCGTGTTGGCGCAACCTCCTCTCGGCCGAGGCGATGCAACGGTGGGGCACCATGCTCGCCGTCCAGAATGGAATTCCGATCGCCGTCCTTCAGTCGGAGGCCAAGCTCACCAAGGAGCAGGCACAGGCGGTCAAGGAATCATGGGCCGAGGCGTCGGCCACGAGGGGGGCCCTCCCTGCCGTCCTCAGTGGAGGGCTGACGTTCACCCCGCTCAACCTCTCGCCGGCTGATGTGGGCCTGCTCGACCTGAGGATGTTCGATGAGCAGCGCATCGCCTCGTGCTTCGGCGTTCCACTGTGGTTGGTAGGCCTGCCGGTCAACGACGGCCTCACGTACTCCACGGTGGAGGATACGTTCGACTACTTCTGGCGCGCCACCCTGCGCCCCATCGCGTACAACCTCGCGTGTGCCCTCGGCAACTGGGCCCTTGCCCGGGGGACGTACGTGCGGTTCGCCTCGGAACAACTCGTCGAGCCGAGTGTCGCGCAACGGGCGAACATCTACTCGACCCTCATCGCGGCGGGGGTCATCACGCCGGCCGAGGCGAGGGTGATGGAACACCTGCCCCCGGCACCCATCGACGACATCGCCCTCGTCGGCGAGTACCGCAACCCGGGAGTGTGAGCCATGGCTGTCCACGTTAGACAATTCACGACCACGTTCGAGGTACGCGACGTCACCGATGATGGCGACGGACGGACGGTGTACGGCCGCATCGTCCCCTATGGAGAGGTGGCCACGTTCGTCGACCAGTACGACGGCCACAAGGTCAAGCGTGAGCGGTTCGTCCGGGGCATGCTCGGCCCTCAGGTCAACGCGTTCAACCGTGTGCTCCTCTCGTTCGAGCACGAGAACGGATTCGTGAACACAATCGGGTTCGGTCGTCAGGTGTTCGAGGAGGCGGACGGGGCCTACGGTTCGTTCCGCCTCTACAAAGCCGACGCCGACAAAGCCCGCGAGATGATTCGTGAGTCGCACAAGGGCCTCAGCGTGGAGTTCGAGCCGATGCGCTCGGCCCTCGACGACGAGGGCATCATCCTCCGGCAACGTGTCCATTTGCGACGGGTCGGCATCGTGCCCGAGGGGGCCTACCGGGGGGCGGAGGTCCTCGCGGTCCGGGAGGCCGACCACGAGGCCGAGGCGTCCGAGTCGGCCGGCCCCGAGCTCCTGGTCGGCACGCCCCACCTCGACGCGGTGCGGGCCGACCTCGCCGAGCTCCGTCGGGGGGCCCTCGACCGGCTGAGGCGGTCCCTGTGACCAGGCCCGACCGGTACGACGTCACCGTGGCCACCGGGGCGGCGTGGTCGGCCACCTACGTCCGGTACACCCCCGGGACCCCGGTGGCCGCCTCGACCATCTCAGCGGGCGACCGGGTGTATGTGGACGGGGTGCCGATGCGGGTCGCCTCGGTACGGCCCGAGGGGGTGCGGGTCGTCCTCACGTTCGGCGAGGGCCTCTACGACGACTACCGGCTCACCCTCGTCGCCGACGCCCTCGTCTCGCCGGCCGAGCCGGTGCCGATCACCGAGGCGGTGGCGGCGTGGGAGACGTTCCCCATCATCAACCCCTACACCGAGCCGGTGACGGTGGAGATACCCACCACGGTCGAGCCGGACGGGGTGACCGTGACGTTGTCCATGGACGCCGATGAGACGGCCCTCCTCGCCCCCGACGAGGGGGCCCACTCCTGGGACCTCTACGTCCGGACGGCCGACGCCGACTGGCAGCGGGCCCTGGAGGGGACGCTTACGATCGTCCGGGGCGACGCCCGCTAGCGGCGTAGCATCGTCCACAACGCACCACAAGAGACGGCCGGACCACCGCCGTCGAGGCCACCGCCCGTACGGGCCACCGCCGCGAGGCCACCCTCTCAGGACGTCGAGAACTATCCACTCTCGACCTGAAAGGCGGCGGCCATGCCTGATGCCATGCTCGCCAAGCTCAAAGAGGAACGCGACGCCAAGCTCTCGTTCATCGAGGACCTCGGCAACACGGCGGCCTCTGAGAACCGCGACCTCTCTACCAACGAACTAGAGATCATCACCCGGGCTAAGGACCGCGTTGGCGATATCGACGGGCAACTCACCGTCCTCGCTCGTGAGTCCACTCTCGACGAGGCGGCCCAGAACCGACTCGCCCAACTTGCCGGGGCCACCATCGGCGGCACGGCCGGGGCGGTCGAGTACCGGTCGGCCGGGGCCTACCTCGCCGACTACCTCACCACCATCATCGGCGAGGACGCGAGCAAGAAAGCGGCCGCCGAGGACCGTATCCGTCGGTACGTGCGGGCCGCCGCGCATATCACCACGGGCAATTTCACCGGCGTGTTCCCCGAGCCGATCGTCGGCCCGCTCATCAACCTCATCAACTCCTCGCGGCCCCTCGTCGGTGCCCTGGGGACGATCCCTATTCCGGGCGGCCCTAGCTTCCGACGGCCCCGGTTGAACGATCCGAACATCGCCACGGGCGTCGGCACTCAGACCAACCAGAAGGACGAGCTCGTATCTCAGCCGTTCACCCTGTCCTCGGACAACGTCGACCTGTCCACACTGGGCGGTTACGTCAACGTGGCCCGGCAGGTCCTCGACTGGGGCACCGCCTCGATGGACGTCATTGTCAACCAACTCGCGGCGAGGTACTCCTACGCCACCGAGCGGGCGGCCATCTCGGCCATGTCGGCGTCCACGTCACACGTGACCCTCGCCGCCGGGGCCGACGCCGAGACGACCATCGCCGCTATCTATGAGGCGGCCGGCATGGTGTTTACCCAGACGGGGGCACTGCCGACGCATATGGCCGCCGGGCCGCTGGGGTGGGCCCGCCTCGGGTCCCTGTCCTCGTCGACCGGCACCCCGACGTTCCCCTTCCTCAACCCGGTGAACGCCTCGGGTGGAGGGATGAGCGTCACCTCGTTCGCGGGCAACCCGGTCGGCCTCAACCTCGTGGTCACCCCGGGTATCACCGACGACACCTTCTGGGTCCTCAATGGACTTGGTCTCGAAATCTACGAGCAGGTCGTCGGGCAACTGTCCGTGGTGGAGCCGAGCGTCCTGGGTATTCAGGTCGCCTACGCGGGCTATGTCGGGTACTACCGACCGGCCCCCAACGGTGCTGTCCACGTCGGACCGTAAGGACGGCCATCATGGCCGTACGAGCCGATCTCGACGCCCTCAAGGCGATGGTCGACATGAAGGGCACCGCCAACGAGGCCATCCTCGCCGCCTGCCTTGAGGCGGCCGGGGCGTGGGTGTACGACCGGGTGAACCTCTCGGCCGTGCATCGCCCCGAGGTGGCCCAGGCGGTGCTCCTGCTCGCCTCGCGATTGTTCAAGCGTCGCCTCTCTCCCGAGGGTGTGGCGTCGTGGGACGACCTCGGCGTCATCCGCGTCCTCAGTCGGGACCCGGACGTCGAGCGTCTCCTCGAACAACACATTGACGCGGCGTGGGTCTGGGGGGTCGCGTGATCTCCTCGGCCCGGCGGTTCATCGCCTCGCACCTGAGCGGGGTGCCGTGGCGCGTCTACACGTTCAAGCCCGACGACATCGAGGGGCCACCGGCCATTGTGGTCGACCGGCCGACGCTGAGCCTCGACGTGCAACTCGTCACCCTCGCCGTCCCGGTGGTCATCATCGGCCGCCGGGACGGCACCGAGGAGGCACAGGTCGAGCTCGACGACGCCGTCGATGTCGTCCTCGCCGCCCTCGCGGGACCCGACCTCGCCATTGTCCGGGTCGAGCCGGCCGTGTCCACGGTCGCCGAACTCACCTACCCCGCCTACCGCGTGACCGTCACGGCCGGCGTGGTCGCATGCATGGGAGACACACAATGACCGCACCCACTATCTCGCCGCTGTTCGTGCGGTGGGTCAAGCTAGAGGTCGAGGACGCCCAGGGCGTCACGCACACGTTCGAGTGTTCCGTCACTCAGGCGGGCCTCACGTCGACCGGCGGCGACGCCGTCTCGCTCAACACCCTGTGTCCATCGGGGACGTTCTCCGAGCCGACCGAGCGGGTGTGGAACTTCTCGTTGACCGGCGTACAGGACGTCGAGTCGGCCGACTCGTTGCAACTATTCCTCCTCGAACACGATGGCGAGGAGGCCACGTTCCTCTACTACCCCAAGACGGATAAGAACGGGGTACCGCTGGGCCGGGGGTTCACCGGCACCGTGACCCTCGCCCCGCCGGACAACGTCGGCAACACGACCTCCGGGTCGTTCGCCACGTTCACCGCGACGCTCCCCCTCAAGGGCAAGTACGCCATGGTGGACGAGGTCGGCAACGTCCTGCCCAACAAGGCGGCCACTAAGCCGGGCGACGTGTTCCCCGCCGAGCCGACCGTCACCGCGTCAGACGCCACGAACGCCGCCAAGCTCGCGGGCCTGGGCTACGTCGCCGCGAGCGGGGCCACCGCGTGGACGACCGGACAGAAGATGACGGTGGGTACGTACGACTTCAACTGGTCCGGCCTCGCCTGGGCCGCCGGTACCCATGCCCTCGCCACGAGCAAGGCATCGTCATGAGCCGGCGGTTCCACCTCGAACGGGACGAGGACATCAGCGGCGTATCCGGTACTGGTGACGTCGCCGAGGGCGTCGAGTTCGACGACGGCGTGACCGTCATCCGGTGGCGGGGCCCCGACCGGTCAACCGTGGTATGGGACGGCATGGAGGCGGCCCGTCGCGTCCACGGCCACGACGGTCGGACCCGGTTCGAGTACGACGACTAGCCCGACGGGGGCCCTCCCGGGTGACCGGGCGGACAGTTCGGGACGGCCCCCGTCACCGCCCACATAGGAGTGACCATGCGACAGTCCTTCGTTTGCGAGATGGACGACGGCACCCTCGTCCAGATTGAGGCCGACGCCCGCGACATTCGGGCATGGGAGGCCGAACACGACCGGTCGTGGTTCACCACGCCGACCTCGTTCACCACGCTCGCCCAACTCGCCTACATCGCCGGCCGGCGCACCGGGACGCTCAACGGGGCCTATCCGTCCTATCAGGAGTTCGACGCCCACTGTGTCGACGCGAGGGGTCGTACCGCACCCGTGGTCGACCGCCCTACCCGAGCGGGTCGTACGGCCGTCTCCTCGTCGCCCTCGCCCGCCGACTCGGTGTCCTCCCCTCGGCCCTCGAACAGGAGGGCCCGCAAGTGATCGCCACCTATCTCGACCTCCTCGCCCCGACCCCGGTGGTCGAGGAGACGTGGCCCGAGGAGGTGAGGGCATGAGCGCTTCCATCGAGGTCCTCGGCCTCGACCCCCTCACCCGCCGGGTGTCCCTGTGGCCCAGGGAGATTGACGACGCCGTGGCCGACGAGATACGCGACATCGTCGAGCCGATGGCCACCCATATGAAGAGCCGGGCCTCGGCCGTGGGCGGAGCGTGCCGCATCGTGGGGCCGACGGTGGCGGTGAGTACCACCTCGACCGGCATGGCCGTCACCGTGGGCCTCAGCGGGCTAGCGGCCGTCCTCAGCAAGGGGGCCGAGTATGGCGGCCGTCGTCGGGGCAAGCGTTCGTACGTCACCCGCTCGCGGAAGGGTCACGGGTACCTCGTGCGGCGACGTACCACGCAACAGTTCAAGCCCTTCCTCGGCACCCGGGGGTATTTCTTCTGGCCCACCGCCCGCACCGACCTCAAGGGCATCAACCAACGGGTCGGGGCCCTCCTGAGGGAGGTTGCCGATGGCACGCGGTGACGACCTCGTCCTCAAGGTGTCGGCCGACACCTCGACCGTGGCAGCGGGCCTCAAACCGATGACCACCGCCCTCGACGCCATCGAGGCCGAGGCCACCTCAGCCACCAAGGGCCTCGAACGTCTCGAGGCCGAGGTGGACGACCTCGGTCACAAGCGGGTCGATATCGACGTGAGGCAGGAGGCTATCGACAAGGCGCGGGCCCGGGTGGACGCCCTCCGGGACGAGATAGCCGAGGGCATCGTCCTCGACGTCGACACCCGGGCCGCCCAGCGAGAGCTCTCCACATTGGAGAGGACCATCAAGACGGTCCTCGCGTTCCCTCCCGCCGAGGTCAATGTCGACACCGAGCGGGCCGAGGCGAACGTCGAGGAGCTCGACGCCGACCTCAAGGGTCTGCACGACCGCAAGGTCGAGGTCAACGTCGACGTCAACAAGGAGGGCGTGAAGGGCGTCGAGGCCCTCCGTGAGGGCGTACGCGAGACGTCCACCTCGGTCACCCAGTTGGGCACCGGCCTCACCGGCATGAGCATCCTCGCCCTCGCCGCCATCCCTGCCCTCGCCGACCTCAACGAGACGCTCGACGACATGAAGACGCGCAACGCCGAGGCGGGCCGTGAGTCCGGACGGTTGCTGAGGTCGACGTCGGCGGTCACCTCGTTCATCGGTGGCCCGTGGGGCCTCGCCCTCGTGGCCGGGGCCTCGCTCCTCGCGGCGTTCGCATCCAAACAGGACGAGGCCGAGGAGGCTACCAAACAGTTCCGGGAGGCCCTCGACCTGCAAGCCGGGGCGTTCGACCGCAACAACCGGGCCCTCGTCGTCAAGCAACTACAGGAGGCCGGGGCCCTCGACGTGGCCGAGAAGTTCGGCGTCAATATCGATGAGTTGGTGACCCGCATCCTGCAACAGAAGGACGCCACCGACCTCCTCGCCCAGTCGTCGACGTTCGCTTCGGCGCAACAGGACCTTTTCCACGACAAGAACACCGACGCGGCCGATTCGGTGTCCACTCTCGTCAACGCCATCGGCACGACGACAACCGAGGTCGGGAAGGCTGAGTATTCGCAACTCCAGTTGGGTCGAGCGCTCCTCTCGGTGAACGATGCCACCGATGCCCAGGGTGCCGCGATGAATCAGACGACCGGCGTGTGGCAACACTTCAACACCGAGCTCGATGCGGCACAGTCCAATCTCGACGCCCTCGTCAATTCCCTCGACGGACTCAACGCCGCCCTCGGTGACACCCGGGCCGCACAGGCGGCACAGGCCAGGACTACTGAGGACCTCAACAAGGCCCTCAAAGAGAACAAGCACACCCTCGACCTCGCCACCGACGCGGGTCGCACCAACGACGCCCTCATCCGGGAGCAGGCCGCGAACATCGTCAAGGTGCGTGACGCCCGCCTCAAGGACGCGGCCGCGTCGGGAGAGTCCACCGACGACATCATCGCCGACTACGGCAAGCAACGTAAGAGCCTCGATGACACGGCCACCAAGCTCGGGGGTAATACGAAGTTCGCACAGGACTACGTGGATACCCTCCTCGCCACCCCCGAGGACATCGAGTCACAGGTCAAGGTGACGGGCATCAACGCCGCCGAGTCGGCGATCAACCACGTGGCCCGGGACCGCGAGGCCGCCATCGATGTCGAGGTCAACCTCAACACCAATTACGCCCGGTTCAACCGTCTACCCAAGAGGGTGCAGGACGCTATCTCGGGCAACGGCAGTATCAACCTCAACGTCAACGCCGCCTCGTCGGCCCCGGTCGCCCCGGCCCCCTCGGTCGTTCCGTCGGTGTTCCTCTCGCCCCGCCTCTACCTCGACTCGCGTCCCATCCGGGCGGCCCTGAAGGGCGATGTCGAGTCGGTCGTGTCGTCCACTGTGGCCGCCACGAGCCACCGAGGGAGGTTGTGACCATGGCCGTCGCCATCACCGTCGCTCCGGCCACCTCGATGAGCGAGGCGAACGTCGTCACCGTGACCGGCCTCGCGGGTGTCGACGTCATCACCCTCCGACGGTTCGACGAGGGCGACGAAGGGGTGACGAACATACCCGGGTCGTTCGTGGTCGACGCCACCGAGACGGTTCTCTACGCCGACTACATGTACCCCCTCGACCGGGCCACGACGTACTACGTGTACGACTCGACCGGCACCGTCCTCCTCGCCACCTCGGCCACCGTGCCGGCCGTGTCGAGCGGAGGCACACCGTGGATACGCGACGTCGTGTTCCCCGGGCTGAGGTACGCCTCGGTGCGGGTCATCGACGTCACGGGCCGGGTGCGGGCGGGCCGGGTCACCCCGTACTACATCATCGGCCAGTCGATGGCCGTCACGGCCGGTGACGTACGGTCCGGGTCGACCGGGCAGATCCACTTCCTGTGCTACTCCCACGCCGAGCGGGACACCGTCCTCTATGCCCTCTCGACCGGCAACCCCGTCTCGCTCCGGGTGCCGAGCGAGTGTCGGGTCATCCTCGACGAGATGGTATTCACTCCTCTCGACGTGAGTGAGTCACGGTTCGCCTCGTCCGGCTCGTGTGTGCTCACAGTGGACTTTGTCGAGGTCGACCTCAGCGAGGTGGCCACGTTCCGGCCCGTCACGTATGGGGTGCAGACCCAGAACGCCGCCGCGACGAGCCTCCTCTACGGTGGCCTCCCGCCGGGCGTGCCGGCCCCGAGTGGACTGTCCCTCAACTTCCTCGGCGAGACATACAACGACATGTACCTCTCACCGACCGGCATCGAGCCATGAGGACCCCGGTCAACCCTCTCCCCGCTGCCGGACACAAGGTGTCCTCGGTGGCCGTGGCGTTCAAGGTCGAGGCGTACGAGACGCAACCGGTCAACGCCTCGGCCGCATCCATCGGCCGCCTCGACACCGTCACCGCCTCGCTCACCGACGACGCCTCGCAACCGGTGCCCCGGAGTATGACCGTCAACATCGGTCGTCTCCCGACGTGGCTGAGGGCCGGTATGTGGATACGTGGCACGGTCGGTATTCAGACGGTGCAACCCATCATCTACCGCATGCCCGTCCTCATCGTCACCGACGTGAGCGAGGACCTCAGCGGGCAGGGTGGGGCCATCGTCACTGCGAGGGACCCGGGCGAGGTCCTCAACGGGCGTCCCTACGTTGCCGACACGATCCTCACGGGCACCCTCAGGGGCCTCGTGGCGGCCGCGTGTGCCAACGCCCTCACCCAGAGGACTACCGACGTCTCGACGGTCCCTGCGGTGCCTGTGCCGGCCGGCACGGTGGCCGAGTTCGGGGCCGGCTCGTGGGACGTGTGCCTCAAGACGGGCGACGCCCTCGGGTACGCCCTGAGGTTCATCGACGAGGGCGACGTGACGGCCGTCGACCGCAATGCCGACCCGCCCTCACCCTCGGCCGTGGTCGAACGTCGGCTCACTGAGGGCGGCACCGCTCACCACGTGCGGACGCCGACCGAGGCCCGCGTCCTCGTCACCCGGGGCAGTGACACTATCGGCCTCGTCGGCGTCGCGGTGTGGGGCGACGTTATGAGCGAGCCTCTCCCGCCGTGGTACCTGCCCTACGTCATCACCGACCGGGTCGAGGGCGACGTCACCACGACCCAGGCACAGGCGAACGCCCTCGCCAAGCAACTCCTCAGGTCGAGATTGTCCGAGCTCGACACGTGGACCTCGATGCCCATCCTCCCGGCCCCGTGGTTGGAGGCGGGGACCGACGTGGTGACGTTCTACGGTCGCCCGTACTCGGTGCGGGCCGTTGAGTTCGAGTTCCCCTCCCTCGCCACGGCCGTCACCCTCCGGGCGGTGGCCCTGTGACCCGACCGGAGGACGTCTACCCGTACGCCCGCAACGAGCGGGCCGTCATCATGCGCACAGGCACCGTCATCGCCGTGCATGCGTCCACACTCGACGTTATGCTCCCGGGCGGCCCGATGGACGGGGTGCCTCTGGGTGGGTTCACCGCCACCGTCGGTGCCACGGTTACGGTCCTCCTCGACCGGGACAGTGTGATAGCTATCGGCCTCGTGGGTACGTCGGCGGGAGGCGGTGACGGGCCTCCCGGCCCAGAGGGTCCACAGGGCCCCGCTGGGGCGACCGGGTCACAGGGGCCGCCCGGGGCGACGGGTCCGCAAGGGCCACAGGGGACACCGGGGCCTACGGGCAACACCGGCCCGCAAGGGCCCGCCGGGGCCACGGGTGCGCAGGGCCCCAAGGGTGACCCCGGTGTGCAGGGTGCCCAGGGCCTCAAGGGCGACACCGGCACGACCGGTGCCCAGGGACCCAAGGGCGACATCGGCACGCAAGGCCCGGCGGGTGCGACCGGCACACAGGGGCCGGCGGGTACGACCGGGGCGCAAGGCCCCAAGGGTGACCCGGGTGTGCAGGGGGCGACGGGTAGCCCGGGTGCGCAGGGTCCACAAGGGGCGACAGGTCCACAGGGGCTCAAGGGCGACACCGGTACCCAGGGCCCGGCGGGTACGACCGGGCCGCAAGGTCTCAAGGGTGACCCGGGGACGGCCGGTGCGCAGGGCCCCCAAGGTGTCCAGGGCCCGCCCGGCCCGCCCTACGCCATGTCCGCCGGGGTCGCGGTCCTACCGACGTCGTCCACGTTGGCTACGTACGACACACCCGCTTCGGTGTCGGCGACGGTCACCTATCCGGTCGGCAAGTTCAGCGTCGCACCGGTCGTCACCGTGTCGGTGTCCACAACAGACGGCGGGTGCGTCTATGCGGCCCGGGTCGAATCCAACTCGCCGACCGGGTGCACCCTTGTGTGTTCCACGGCTACCGGGTCGTTCGCGGCCGCCGTGTCCCTGACGTGGACGGCCGTGCAAATGACACCGTCGACAGCGGGCGGGTAGAGGAAAGGAAAGCTAATGGGAGCAACGAGTTTCTACGGTCTGCCCTACCCCGACGCGGCGTCTACTGTCGACGTGCCCCGGGACGTCAAGGCACTCGCCGACAAACTAGAGCTATGGAAGAACGGCATTACCGTCCCTAATGGACACATGATGGTCGGTGACCCGACGACGCCTAACGGTTGGGCGTTTAAGGTGCGTCGAATTGTTTCGGGTACGGCGAAAGAGGATGCTTTTCGTTGTGCGGGTCAAGCCGCTGCCGTGACAACGTATAGTGCCGGGGCCACGATGTCGGAACTTCTCGTCTGGGAGGACGGCCGGGTAACAGTCGAGGTTGCGGGCAACGGCACAGTACGTCCGATGCCGTTCGCTATGCAGGTCGGTACCGCCGTTGTCGCGGTGACCGCGTCCATTACTGGTTCAGTCGCTGTCAACTTAACCGGGGGACGGTTCACACAGCCACCGATGGTCGTTACCACGAGCGTTTCCAGCACGAGCTATGTCGCTACGCCGACCTCTATCAGCACGACCGGATTCACCGCCAACGTTCGCCAGATAGACGCCACGTCTAGTACGACGAGCGTCACTGTTCACTGGATGGCCGTGCAAATGCTCCCGGCAACCGCGCCAGGCTAGACGCGCGTGCAACGACAACTGAGTAGGGAGACAACCATGCCAAGCACATTCTCACCCGACCCGACCCACCTCGACGTGGGTGCGGGTACGGCGGCCGCACAAGCGGCCCGGCCCCGAATGGTGGCCGACCACGCTAACGGAGGTTGGGACCCGGCACCCATCGCCGCCACCGGGGCGACGGCCGGTGCCCCCGGTAGCTACACCCCCGCCGGGGCGGTCGTACCGGCGAACCGGGCCGCCCTCACCTCGGTGGTGGCCTCGCCTGCCACCGCGTGGACGACCGGGCAATACGTGGTCACGGCCGACACACAACACTCGCACTGGTCCGGCTCGGCGTGGGTGGCCGGTGACGCCCTGGTCGCCGGGGCCGAGGCCTCGACGAGGCGGGGCAAGACGTCCTCGGCCGAGTGAGCCGGGGCAAGACGACGCCCCGACCGGGGCCCTCGATGACACCCGGTCGGGGCGTTCGTTGCTGTCCGAGGCTAGGGCCTAGGCCGCCTCAGGTGTCGCACACGGTGTGCGACGTCGGGCCCGTCGGGCCCGCACCTCATCGAGGACCTCGGCCACCACGGCCGCCTGTGCCTCGGTGAAGGGCACCGCCCCGGGGTCGCACCCGAGGTGGTCGGCGAGGTCGACATGTCGCCGCCTCTCGTCGCCCGTCTTCCCTGCCGTCATCGTCTCCCCCGTCCACTACCCACCCCGCTCCATCCTCGGCCGCGTACGGGCCGCTCAGGGCCGTTTCCGCTACCCTCACGCGGGACGACCGGGCCACCTCCCGAGGGGGGAGAGGTGACCCGGTCGTCAACGGTCGGTGGGACTACGGGCAGGCGGGGCGGGCCTCCTCGGCGAGGCGGGCGGTGGCGACGCCACGGGGGACGGCGAACCGTCGGGTGGGGTCGGCCCACCTCGCCCCGGCCCGGCCCGTACGGGCCACGTGGAACCCCTCCGGGAGGGCCTGTGCGGTGAGGGCCCGACGCTCGGCCGGCGTCGCCTCGGCCCACTCGCGTTCGAGGTCGGCCTCGGTGAGGGCCCGGGCGGTGCGGCCCGCCCCGGCGGCGACGAGGGCGTCACGCTCCTCGACCGCCTTGCGACGGTCGGCCTCGAACACCTCGGCCTGCTCGGCGTAGAACTCGAACCGGTCGGGGTTGACCCGGCCCAGTCCCATGAGGCGGGCGACCCGGGACTCGGCCCGCTCGATGTCGGCCTCCAGTTCGGCCACCCGACGCGACTTGCGGGCGATGGTCCGGGCGTGGTCGGGGGAGGCGAGGATGCCCACCACGGCCACCCGGGCCCACTCCTCGGCCACGTCGGCGTCGACGCTCACGCCCCGGCAGTTCTGCGGCCGGCACCGGTACACCCGACGGGCGTTACCGTCGGCGTCGAGCCACGTGTTGATGGTCGACCCGCTCATGCCCCGGCCACACCCGTCGCACCGGATGAGGTTCGAGAGGAAGTGGGCCCGGTCGCCCGGGGTACGGCCCTTGGTGCCCTCCCGGGCGGCGAACATCGCGCGTAGGCCGAGGAACTCATCGCGGGTCACGATGGCCACCTCGTCGGCGTTGCGCATCGGCCGGAGCTCCTCGTCCTCGTGCTCGATGAGGCCCGCGTGCCGGGCGAGGTAGAGGCACGAGCGGACGTTGAGGGCGTTGAACGCCACCCCCCGCCGGGTGAGGAGGCCCCGGGTGCTGAACTCCCGGGCGACGTACCCGAGGGACCGTCCCGCGATGAGGGCCCGGATACCCCACGCCACCGCGTCCCGCTCGGCCGCTAGCTGAGTGTCGGAGATGAGCTCACCCTCGTTGCGGTGGCCGAACGCTGACGCCCCGCCGACGAGGACGCCCGCCTCACGACGTCGGGCGTTGAGGTCACGGATACGACGAGACTTAGCCTCGCTCTCCTGGGCCGCGAACATCATCTTCATCCTCAGTTCGAACACGTTCGAGAGGAGGTGGTCGCCGTGGCACGAGGCGACCAGGAACGCCTCCCGCTCGCGACGCTGGAGGACGAGACGGAGGAGGCGTTCGAGGTCCCACGGTTGACGGGCGAGTCGGTCGACGTGCCAGCACAGGACGCCCTGCACCGCCCCCGACTCGATGCGGACGAGCATCGCCTCGAACGCGGGCCGGTTGCCGCCGACGAGTTTCCACGCCGAGCGGTTGTTGTCGACCTGCACCTCGCCGAGGCGGGCGTGACGGCCGAGGAGATTCTTGAGGCACGCTGCCACCTGTCGGGGCGTCTTCTCCTCGTCGTGGGAGGAGGCGAGGCGGGAGATGCGGGCGTAGACGTCGAACACCGGGGCGTCGGCGTAGGCGGGGTCGGTGTCCCTCAGCCGGAGCTCGGCGACGAGGGCGGCGATGTCGGCGGTGTAGTCGATGGCGGTCGAGGTGGTCATAAGGGGTCCTCCTGGGCGGTCGGGTCGGTCGGGGTGGTCGAGGTGGGGTGGTCGAACATGAGAGCGGCGAGGGCCGCCACGACGGCCCCGAGGACCGCCGTGGCACAGAGGCCCGCGATGAGGTAGGTGGTCGTCATCGGGCGTCCTCGCTTACGATGCTCATCTCATGGTCCTCTCGGTCGTTAGCTTTTGTGGGGTGAACGGAACGGGCATGTGCACTTTGGCTAATGGGCGATGAGCGTGTCAAGACCCTGAGCAAGGCATCGTTACAGACCTGTGACCTAGGCCCCCACTTGCGCACTTGCCCCCTTGCCCACCCCTTGTGGGCCCCCTAAGGGGAGGCACCAACTCACGTGGTAAGTGGGTCCGAGCGAGGGCAAGAGGGCGAGCGGGGGGACCACTGACACGGGGCGTGTCGCTTCCCCGCTCGCCCTCTCCGGGCCGCGTCGGCGGCCCCGCCGGGGGTGTCTGACTGACGGCCCCGGCACCCTGCCCAACGACCGGCCCGTCGCCCCGACGCGGCCCGTGACCACCTGGGTCGGGGCCTCGTTGACCGAGGTGAGGCCCCACCGGGGGGCCGGGGGAACCGAGGCATGGCACGCCGCAAACGAGTCACCCACCGTTGCCCTGGGCCCCCGGTGGTCGGCCGACAATCTCGATGAGTCTTTGTCGATGGTCACCGCCCTCGATGACGGGGCCGTCGCGTCCACGGTGGACGAGCCTCCGACCGTTGCCACGTCTCGGGGTCCTGGGGGACGCGACGGCCTCTCGTGTTCGGTGCCCTCACCTCACCCGTCACCGGGTGTCCCTGGGGCCTCAGTAGTGGTCGTAGAGGCCAGTTGCGGGCCTCGCCCCGTGGGCGTAAACCTCTCCTCTGTGTGGGTCCTCGCGGGGGAAGGACTCACGCCGTGGACACCTCTCGTCCCATCGAGCTCGACTCGTATGCCGTCGACGCCGCCCAGGAGTACCTCGCCGCCACCGAGGCCCGGGACGAGGCCGAGGCTCGGCGGGTCAAGGCCCGCGATGAGCTCCTCTCGTTCTTCCGTCTCCACGACGCCGACATCGGCCTCGTTGACGGGGCCCCGTTCGTCCGCCTCGTCCGCACCGACCCCGAGCGGCTCGATGTCTCCCGGCTGAGGGACGAGGAACCGCTCACCTACCGGCGCTACGCCGTGGTCTCGACGGTGTACTCGGTGCGGGCCATCCGGCGGGGCCGGTCGTGAGTCGGGTCGTCACCCGTCGGCCGATCGAGACGCTCTCCGTCGACCTGGGCGACCCCCGCCCACCGACGCCCGCCCACGACGCCGAGGCGTACGCCCTTGAGGCGGCCCTGAGGTCTCACCTCAACCTCGGGGCGTTGACGTCCCCACGGTCCACACAGGGGGCCGTCGGCATGAGTGAGGCGGGCCGGCCCTGTGACCGTCAACTCGCCCACCGCCTCGCCGGCACCCGCCCGGTCAACCTCACCGACCCGGGCCGGGCCCTCGTCGGCACCGGCACCCACCACGCCCTCGCCGAGGTGTTCGGCCGCCTCGACGGTGGCTCGGGCCGGTTCGAGGTCGAGCGTCGGGTGAATTACCGGGGGGTCCCCGGCACGGTCGACCTGTACGACCGGGTGACCGGCACCGTCGTCGACTGGAAGACGACCACGGCCGGCAAGCTCAAGCGGGTGCGTCACGACGGCCCCCGGGTCGAGTACGTCACCCAGGTGAACCTCTACGCGGCCGCCCTCGACGTGGCCGGTGAGTCGGTGGCCTGGGTCGCCCTCGCCTACCTGCCGGTTGACGGCACCCTCGCCGACCTTTGGGTGTGGCGGGCCCGGTACGACCGGGCCGTGGCCGACGCCGCCGTCGCCCGCCTCGACTCACTCCGGATGGTCGACCATCCGTCCACTGTGGCCGCCAGTCCCGGCCCCCTATGCCCGTGGTGCCCGTACTACCGGCCCCACGTCCCCGCGTCACGAGACACGTGCCCGGGGTCATCCATGGAGGTGCAACGATGAGTTACGAGTTCGGCAACCCCGCTCCGCCCCGCTCGTTCAAGGCGGTTGAGTACCTCGGTGACGTCGTCATCGTCATCAAGGGTGGCGTGCACGAGGCCATCAAGACCCAGGACTTCGGGGTCAAGCCTGCGACCCGGGTCACCGTCATCGTCCTCACTGGACGCGATGCGGGCGAGGTGTTCGAGGACGTCCTCCTGTGGAGCAAGCAGCACGAGACGTTCCGGGACGAACCACAGGGCAAGGCGGTCGTGTGCCGCATCATGGCCGCCGGTCGGGGGGCCTCGTTCGACGTCGTCAGTGATTACGACCGCAAGCAGGCGACGGCGTGGGTCGAGGACAACCGGGCGTTGTTCGACAAGCTCCTCGCCGAGACGGTCGGCAACTTCCGGGACAAGGACCAGGAGATGGCCGAGTCGTCGAGGCGGTCGGACTCGACGCCCACGGCACGCCAGTACACCCCCGACGCGACGAGGCGGTCACTGACCGACCCGGCGGGTCCGGCCACTGAGGACGAGGCGGGTTACTGAGATGCGGTTAGAAGAGGCGGTGAAGCTCTCCGACCAGGTGAGGGCGTTGACCAACCAACTCCTCGACGCCATCACCGACCTCATCGAGGACGAGGCCCCCGTCGAGGCGGTGACCGAGGTGGCTACGAAGTTGCGCCGGGTCGGCCTCGCTACCCGACTGTCCACACTGGGCCGGTTCCGGGCCCGGGTCATCGAGGGTGAGCCGGTGGCCGTGGCCATCAACGACATGGTTGCCTCACACGGGTGGTCGGTCGGTGGCAGCGGGGGCCGGGCCCGCATCATGGCCGTCGAGGCCCTCGAACGGGCCTACCGGCTCGACAGCGTCGCCCTCGATGCGGCCCTGTGGACCGTCACCTCGGCGTGGGGCTGGGACCGGGCGGGTGTTGACGGGCGCATCATCGAGGGCCTCACGATTCTCCTCAGGAGGGACGGTGTGACGCGTAGTGCCCTCGCCGAACATCTCCGCACACAGTGGACGGCCATGGCCCTCCTCGACGTCGTCAAGCGTCGCCGCGACGAGGCGTACGACTCGATGGGCGCGCCGCCTCGGTCGGCTGACATCCTCGCCCGCATCGTGGGCGAATCGTTCGCGGGGGCATAGATGAACCTAGACGACCTCGTCGGCAAGCTCGACGGCGTACGCAAGCTCCCGAGCGGGTACGCCGCACGGTGTCCCGCCCACGATGACCACGTGGCCTCGCTCATGGTGAATCAGGGGCGTCGGCAACCCATCATCGTCCACTGTCACGCGGGGTGTACGGCCGAGGCGGTGATGACCGCCCTGGGTCTGTCCACAAGCGACCTGATGGGTAAGAGCGAGCCGGAGATCGTCTATCAGTACCTCCACGTCGACGGCACCGTCGCGTACGAGGTCGAGCGGTGGCGTAACCCTAAAACCTTCCGGGTACGCGGCCGCCTGCCGTCCCCTGCCGAGCGTGTCCTCTACCAACTACCCGCCCTTCACTGGGCACGCTCGGCAGGGGTCACCGTCCACTATGTCGAGGGGGAGAAGGACGCCGACCGGCTCATCGCCGAGGGTCACCTCGGTACCACTTCGGTCGGTGGGGCCGGCTCGTGGCTCGGCCACTACGCCGAACAACTCGTCGACTGTCACGTCATCGTCTACGCCGACAACGACCCGCCGGGGCGGGCCCACGCCCGCACGGTGGCCGCCTCGCTACGGCCCTACGCCGCCTCGGTGACGCTCGTCGTACCGAGGCACGGCAAGGATGTCAGTGACCTCCTTGACGCGGGCTATTCCCTCGACGACGTCGACCCGCTCAGCGACGTCGAGGAGGTGGCGGCGTACGTGGCCGCGAACGTCCGTATGCGCCGTGTCGAGTGGGCCTGGGGAGGCTACGTCCCGCTCGGCAAGCTGTCCCTCATCGAGGGCGACCCGGGCGACGGCAAGAGCGTCCTCACGGTCGACCTCGCGGCCCGGTGGAGCTCGGGTGCCCCGATGCCCGACGGCACCCTCCACGATGGACCGTGGCCGGTGTTCATGGTCAGCGCTGAGGATGACCTTGAGGACACGATTGTGCCCCGTCTCGTCGCCGCCGGGGCCCGGCTCGACTACGTGACCCTCTTCCCCCACGGGGCGACCCCCGAGCGGCCGTTCTCGTTCACCGACGACCTCCCCTCGCTCGAACGGCGGGCGGTCGAGGTCGGGGCCCGGGTCATCTTCTTCGATCCCCTCGCGGCATTCCTCTCGTCCACTCTCGACAGCCACAACGACATGCAGGTGAGGCAGGCCCTCTACCCCCTCGCTGCCCTCGCCTCGCGGCTACGGGCCGCCGTCATCGGAATCAGACATCTCACCAAGGGCGGGCAGGGTGTCAAGGCGGTGCACCGGGGCAACGGATCGATCGGGTTCAGCGGGGCGGCCCGGGCGGGGTTCCTCGTCGCCCCCGACCCCGACGACCCCGGCACCCGGGTCCTCGCCCGCGTCAAGGGCAACCTCTCCGAGCCACCGCCGAGCCTCCGGTACGGCATCGTGGCCGGGGCCGAGGGCCTGCCCGTACTCGACTGGCGGGGGGCATCCACCGAGGACGCACAGGGCCTCCTCGACGGGCCCCGACGGGGTCGTGGGGACGAGGAGCTCGGGGCGGCCGACCGGCGGGCCCGGGAGTACGAATCGGCGTTCCTCGTCGACCTCCTCAGGGCCGGCCCGATGTCCTGGGTGGAGATCGTCGCCGCTGGCAAGGTCGAGGGGTTCTCCGAGCACTCGCTGAGGCGGGCCCGGGCCGACGTCGGCCTCGTCAAGGTATTCGGCGAGGAGGGCAACCGGACCGCCCGATGGATGCTGCGGCCCTCGGCCATGCTCGACGAGGCGGGGCAAGAGGCCCCGAGTCACTTGCCACCGAGCGAGCCACTTACCACCCGAGTTGGGGGGTTCCCTAGGGGGGGACAGAACACCGGGGCAAGTGGTCAAGTGGTCAACCGGTGCGAGGTGTGCGGGTCCACCGTGGACGTGGTCGAGTTCGCCTCCCACGGGGTTACCCGGTGCCTTACCCACGACCCGAACTACTACGGGCGGGTCGCCTCGTGAAACACCTCGTGCTCACCCGGGCCACCCGGCGGTGCCGCAAGTGTTCGGCCGCCACGGTGTGGGCCGTCGAGGCCGACCTCGCGAGCTCGCGGGGCCTGTGCCTCGGTCACGCCTCGACCCCGTTCGAGCGGGGCCCGGTGCCGACCGAGCGGGAGGCCGTCCACCTCATCGTGCGGGCCCTGGGGGTCGACCGCGTTTTCGAGGCCCCACCCGCCCGCCCAAACGGTCCCTGCGCCCTGTGCCGGGGCCCGGTCGTCCGGTACGGCCCCGACGCCGTCTCGACCCTGTGTGGCCTGTGTGGGGGCCCTCGATCCGAGGAGGAAGTATGACCCGCAAGCGTTACACCGTGGAGACGCCGGCCGAGGAGTTCGTCCCGGGGCTAGCTGTCGTGCCCGTCGAGGACGACCGGCCCGTGTCGGCCTCGCCCCTCGACCTGAGCACCGACGACCTCGTCTGGTCGGTGTACGGCCACCTGAGGTGGCTCACCGAGGAGTGGACCAAGAGCGTCGAGGAGCGTCTCGACGCCATCGAGCGGGACACGTACGACACGGCCGACCGGGTCGACCATCTCGCCGTCCTCGCCATCGTGAGCGTCCTCATGGTGGCGGGCGTCGGGGCCATCATCATCGCCCTGAGGTACCTCGGGTGAGGACCATCGAGAGCGTCCCCCTCCCTGGGGACCAACCACTGTTTCCACTGTGGAGGACACCCATGAGCGACACCCTCACCGTCACCGCCGACCTCCTCGACGACCCGTGGGCCGACGTCATCGATCCACCGTTCGGGGACGTGGAGAGGATCGGCCTGGTCGCCCCGGTCGACGGCGTTCCCTCGGTCGCCCTCCTCGTCCGCCTGGAGGACGGTCGGCACGTGGTGGCGATGCTCAGCCTCGCCCTCTACGCCAAAGCGTCCACGGCCCTCCTCAAGGCACGGGCGGGCAAGACGTGAGCCGGGCGTCCCGCAAGGGCTACGTCGCCGAGGCGATGGTCGTGGCATGGCTCACCGCCCGGGGGTACTACGTGTGGCGGCCGAGGACCACGTCGAGGCAGCGCACCGACACGGGCGACGTACGGGGGTTGCCGTTCGTGGTGAGTATCAAGAACCACGCCCGCATCCACCTCGCCGAGGCGGTCGACGAGATGGCCGACCAGGTCGTGCGGTCGAGGTGGCGTACCGGCATCCTCGTTCACAAGCGAGTGGGCCGGGGCCGGGCCGAGGACTGGTATGTGTCCCTGCCTCTGCGTCTCATGGGCCCGTTCATCGACGCCTACGTCGCGGTCACGCCGCTATCCGTAGAACCACCTGATGAGCCACAGAGTGCCCACGATGAGCAGGCCGATGGCGATGGCGATGAGGAGGATGGCCGCCACGTCGCTGACTATGCTCCGGCAGACATGAGGCCCTCTCGGTAAGCGATTCATGGCCGTGACCCCCGTAACGTCGTTGTGCTGCAACCGTTACGCCTAACGGATGACGGTGGTCTGAGATGCGGCGTGAGGCGGTGACGATGGGTGTGAGGGACACGCCACTCATGGTCGCCCTACGGTTCGTCGAGTGGGATTACGGCCGCGACGGGTGGCACGGCACCGAAGACGTCGACCCGGCCCTCTACGCCCTGCACTACCGGACCGTGAAGCGACACTCCATTGAGTCCGTCCGCCTGCCGGTAGCGGCGAGCACGTGGCGGGCCGGGCCCGTCATCGTCCTGTCGGCCCTACGGGTCGTCATCGAGCGGCGTAACACCGCCGTCGCGGTCACCCGGGCCGACCCTCTGTGGTGCGGCCTCGCCCTCGCGTTCGAGTCCTGGGCCACCGACTCGCGTGACCCCTCGTGGCTCAACACGAGGCCCTCCCAGAATCCGATGAGGCGCACCGGGCGGGTCGTCGTCGGCGTCCTCGCCGAGGAGCTCTCCCCGGTCACGTTCTACCGGGACCAACTTGACGACCACCTCATCACCGACGCGCCCCTCATGATGACCGGGCCGGTGGCCCACGCCCTCGTGACCGCCGTGGCGACCGTCGACTACCAACGCGAGCTCGACGAGGCGGCCCGGCGCACCGGGGCACCGGCACCATGAGCACCGGGCCGTGTGTCCATCCAAGAGGGCCCACACAACCCTCGGACACACGGCCCGGCTTACGAACGGAGAGAGTGTGAGTCGTGACGTCCGGGTCGTTGGCTATTGCGACACGTGCCACCTCAAGGGCGTCGAGCGGCCCGCCATTACGACGCTCGTGGTGAGCCTCGGTGTGGACACGCCGGGGGACCTCGTCGCCCTCGACCTCTGCGGACTGCACCTCCCGGTGTGGGCGGCGTGCCTCACCCTCGCCACCGAGGCGGGCCGGGCGTACGACGAGCGGGAGCGACCCCTCATCCGCGATGAGGCCCCGCGTAAGCGACCCGTGAGACAGGGTGGCCGCATGGACAAGCGATGCCCCGAGTGTCGGGCCATGGTCGATGTCCGCTCGTTGCCGAACCACCTCGCCATCACCCATGGCGTCAAGCGACCCAGGATGCCCGGCACGTGCCCCGACTGTGGACTGTCCACCAACGACCGGACGGCGATGCTGAGGCACCGCTCAAGGACACACGGTTACAGCGTCACTCAGGTGATGCTCGCCGAATGGAAGGGCACCCGATGAGTAACCGACGTCGCCCGCCCCCGGCGAACCTCGACGGCGATCCCATCGAGTCCTATGTGTTTCGTTCCTATATCCGACTCGGCCTCTACGCCACCCTCGTCACGGTCACCGTGGTCGTGGTCTGTGTGCCGGCGGCGTGGGCGTGGTGGTTCACGTGGATGGTCGCCGTCATCGGAACGGCGGCCTGGGGCGAGGTCGACTGGCAGCGCTATCTCAAGAGGAGGCAGGACCGATGACGTTCGTGTGCAAGAAGTGCGCCGAGGGCGACCACTGCGGCCGCCGGGACACCTGGTGTGACTGTCAACATCGGACACCAGGCACGCCCGAGCCGGCACGTGGGGAGAATGAGCCACGGGGGTAGGCCCCGCGAGGAAAGGAAACGACCATGATGTATACGTACGCACCGCCGTCACCCGAGCCGACACCGAGTGACGGGGTGACGCCCTCGGTGAGCGTGTCGCCCTCACCCTCGCCCACGGGCAAGCTCCCGGTGACGGGGCCGGGCGGCGAGACGTGGGGCGTCCTCGGCGTGGGCGTTGTCCTCGTCGTCCTGGGGGCCGCTCTCGTGACCTGGGTACGGGCCCGGCACGCCCGGGGCTAGTCCCATGAAGTCAATCGACCGACGCGGGGTGGTCGGGTTATGCCCGGCCATCACCCGTGACGTGTGGTGGCGACGGTTGCTGCGGTGGTTGTCGAGGTGGTTACCGATACCCGCCACGTACGGCAGTGGTAAGCCCTCGCACACGACCGACGCTATGTGGTGGTTGTGGGGCGAGCTACAGAGGCTCGAACCGTCCACTAAGCTCGGTGGCACGTTCGCATCGAAACCCGGCTATCACAACTACCGTAACGCCCTCCCGCGCAACGACTACTCGGTGTGCGACCAACCTCCCGACGGTGGCGGCCCGGGCGACATGTGCGGGGCCATCGATTGGACGTTCCCCGACGCACAGGCGGGCAACTACACGACCATCGCCCGGTACACCAAGCGTCTCCTCGCCTCGGCTCAGGACCTGCACGACGAGAGGCTCGATGGGTGGCGGGAGTTCTACGGGCAAGCCAACACCGACACCTACGTAGAGGGCTGGGACTGTCGGTACGGGGTGCCGGCCACCTCGGACCCCTCGCACCTGTGGCACATTCACCTCAGCGAGAACCGGGACCAGTCGACGAGTGTCGACAACAAAGAGGCCCTCCTGAGCGTCCTCAAGGGAGAGACGGTCGAGCAGTGGCGCAACCGGGGTCGCGTACGACAGACAGGAGACGGGGCCGTGTTACTCAACTGCCCGTTCGACATCAACCGTCAGGACCTCCTCTATGTCGGGCCCGGCGGTGAGGTGTGGCATTCATGGTGGGCCGGCGGCATGTCGGCCATGTGGTCGGGTGAGGGGGCCTCCGAGAACCTCGGTGGTCGCATCGTGCAGGGCACCCTCACCGCACAGTGGACACCCGACGGCGGGGCCCTCTACGTGGCGGGCCTGGGCTCGGCCACCTCGGGTGCGCCGGCGGGCACCGGTTCGTGGTGGGGCCAGTCCATCGACCGCTACGGCAACCGATCGGGGTGGGGCTCGTTCGATGGCGTGTGGGGGCAGTATCCGACCGGGACGGTGTCGACCCGTACCTCGGACTCAACGAGGGCCGCTCTCCTCATCGTCCTCGTGGTCATCCTCGCCATCATCGGACTCGCGGCGTGGTGGGTGGCCCACGACTAGGGCCGGGCCTCGGTCGTTGAACAAGGGGAATCGGCTGCATGAACGATTCGGCTCAGGGGGTGGCGGGGGCGGTGTGGCACTGTGTCGAGGGCGACTGTCGTGAGCGGGCCACGGTGTGGCTCACGTTCACTGTGGACGGTGCGCCTCGCTCGTGGCCGTTCTGTCCTCGCCACTCCCGCACCGTCCTCATCCGGGCCCGGCAACGGCGACCCGACGTACCCGTCATCGACAAGCGACGGCACGGCAAGAGGTGGACCTAAGTGGATGACCAGGTGACGCCCGAGATGCTCGACAACGTCATCGCCGTTCACGAGAAACATGTACGGGCAATCAACCGCCTCGTCATCGTTTTCGCCGCCCTGGGCGTCGTACAACTCGTGTCGGTCGTGTTGGCGTTCATCAAGTTGACGTGAGGTGACGATGAGCAACCGTCGACGCATACGACGCTTCTGCGCGATGCGCGGGTGTTTTGACGAGGCCACTGTGGTCGGTCATCGGTTCGACGATGACGGCGTGGCACGGGGCACGGTGGCGTGGTGTGATCGGCACGCCGTCGAGGGGGTTCGCCTCTACGGGGGCAAGGTGTGGGCTGACAAGCAATGCACGTGTGGCCGCATCCACGACATCATCAACCGGGCGGGTCGACGGGCCGAGGGGTCGGTGTGATGGCACGTGACACGAGGGCCGATCTCGAACGGCGTATACGACGCCTCGACAGGCGATACACCTTGACGCCGATCGCCGTGGTCGTGACCACTGTGGTCATCATCGGCCTCATCTTCTGGGGCCTGCGATGACCTACGACTACGACGGCGACGAGCCGGTCGTGTGGGACGACGAGCCCGAGGGCGACCCGTACACCGTGGATGAGGAGCTCGCATGGCTCGTTATGGTCGACGAGAGCGGGCCGGGTGAACCGACCGTGTGAGGCCGAGGGGTGCGCTCAACGGCCATGGCCCGGAAGAGGGAGGGGGCCACCTCGGTGAACGCGACCCGTCGTCGCGTGTTGCCGCTCGTCGTCAGCCTTGATGAGTTGCACACCGAGGGCGGCCCGGGCAGGCACCCGACGCAACTCCACCTCGCGCCGTCATCGAGCGGAACTGTGCAACCTCGATGGTGACCACACTGTCCGTGGCCTCAAGAG